GATAGTACGGAGGGCCACGAAAGCCCTCCGTACTGCATTTCTGAGGCAGGGCGGTGCGTTCGTCCGGCGGCTAGACAAGCGGCTACGGGAGGCGCTGGCTCTCGGGCCGTGGGAGAGCGACTTCGATGAGGCCAGCCTAGAGACGCTGGCACTGTTCACTGAGCCGCTCACCGGACTGGCAGAGGCCGCCCTTGCCGCCGGCGTGCGCGTGGCCCTGGCTGATGTGACAACGGACATCGCCTTTGATCTCAGCAATCCGCGTGCCGTGGCCTACCTTCAGGCTCACGGCGCCGCTGAGGTAACTCGCTTGATCGATGAGACCACCAAGGGCCAACTTCGGACCCTTCTCACCCAGGCGGTTGATGAGGGTTGGAGTTACGGCAAGACGGCGACCGCCATCCGTGCGGAGTTCGTCGACTTCAGCCGACAGCGGGCGGTGACGGTTGCCACCCACGAGGCAGGTAACGCCTATGAGCACGGCAACATGGCGGTGGCGCAGGAACTGGGAGACATGGGGCTGACGATGGAGAAGTCCTGGCTGACGGCGGGAACGCCATGCGACGACATCTGCGCGCCCAACGAGGCTGACGGCTGGATTCCAGTCGACCAGTCATTCAGTAGCGGTGACGACCGGCCCCTCGGACATCCGAACTGCCAATGTGCGCTCTTGACCCGAAGGCAGAGCAAAGGAGACTGACATGCCCTGGAAGACAGCCGACGTAGACGCCCACAGCAAGGGCCTGAGCGACAAGGCGAAGGTCGTCTGGGTGAAGGTAGCGAACCGCGCCCTCGCCGCCTGCGAGGAGAAGGGCGGCAAGAACTGTGACGCCAGCGCCATCCGGCAGGCGAATGCGGTGGCGAAGAACGTAGGGGAGGCCGAGTGTGCCCTCTTCGAGAATGAGGAGTACGCCGACGCGCTCTGCCTCCTGCTAGAGCGCCTTATCGGTGCCAGTGGCGTAGCCCAGGCAGACATCGTCGGTACGCTCATTCGGGCAGGCTATGACCCCGCTGACATCCTGGAGCAGCTTGGACTTCCGCCCATCAAGCACCTGGGGCTACCGCCTGTGACCGTCCAATCAGCGCCGGGCACCAGCGCCTCTCCCTTCGGTGAGACCGCCGACGTTGAACTCGACTCCGACCTGGTGCCCCTGGCAGAGAAGTCCGTCCGCGCCGACGGCACGGTGCCCATCAAGATCATACAGCCCGGCTGGGGTTCGAGCGGATACTACCCCGCCGAGGTCTTGGAGCGTGATGGCCCCAAGGTCTTCCAGGCGGGCACCCAGATGTACATTGACCACCCCACCAGCACAGAGGAAAGCGAGCGCCCCGAGCGGTCGCTGCGTGACCTGGCGGGTGAACTGATGACTACGGCCCGCTGGGAACCGAACGGCCCCGCTGGCGCCGGCCTGTACGCCGATGCCCAGGTCTTCCGCCCCTGGCAACCCGTGATAGAAGAGCTGGCGCCGCACATCGGCGTGAGCATCCGCGCCCTGGGCAAGACGGAGAAGGGCGAGGCCGAGGGCAAGACAGGCCCCATCGTTCAGGAACTTGTTGCCGCCAAGAGCGTTGACTACGTGACCGCTCCCGGTGCCGGCGGCAAGGTGTTGCAGCTCATCGAGAGCGCGAGAAACAGCATCGCCAGAGGAGGGCGAAAGGAGGAAGACAAGAACATGGAATTGCTCGAAGAGGTCACGAGGGCAAGGGATGAGGCCCTTGCCAGGGTCACGGAGCTAGAGACCCTGGGTGCGACCCAGGAGGCGGAACTCAAGCGGCTACGGGAGGTCATCCTGCTGCGGGAGGCGGCGGACGTGGCCCGAGAGGCGCTTGCCAAGACCGACCTGCCCGACATCACCCAGGCCCGGCTCACTGAGTCCCTGGGCAAGAGCCCGCCCATCAAGGAGGGCCAGCTCGACAAGGAGGCGTTCGCTACTGTCATCGACGAGGCGGCGAAGGCTGAGGTCGCGTACCTGGCCGAGGTCAAGGGAACCGGCCAGATCAAGGGCATGGGCTCGACCGGCGGCGCCGACGACCACAAGACGCTGGAGGAAAGCTGGAAGCACATGCACCCGGACTGGAGTGAAGCGCAAATCCGCGTGGCTGTGGACGGCAGATAGGATTGCCATAACAAGGCGATAGGGAGGAGAAGACTATGCCCGCACTGTACCTAGCAACCGGTCGTGTGGCCGGTGATGAATGCTCCTCGACCTATGAGGGGCGCCACCTCACCCTTGAGGAAAGCTACCTGACGCATCCGACGCACACCGATGGGTTTGTCGACGTGGGTGATCCTGTCATCTGCGGTGAGAACATCGTCGGTGTAGCGCTCGGGAGTGCGGCGGCGGCAACGGACCTCATCGCCATCGACACGGAGGGCATCTGGTTCCTGTCGGCGGTGGCGACGAATGAGGACGGCAACAGCGCCATCGCCCCAGGCGACGAGCTGTACATCAACAAGACGACCGCCATCATCAGCAAGAGTGATGAGCCGACAACACAGGTGCCGTTCGGCTACGCGCTGGGCGACGTAGCGACTGGGACTACGGCGATCGTCGCCATCAAGCTTCACGCCCACATCAAGGAGGGCGATGTTATCGTCGCCAAGGAAGTCACGTTCACGGAGACCACCGGGGCGGGCACCTACACCGGCTCCATCCAGGTCCCCGCTGGCGCGACCTTGCAGGATATCATCGTTCACGCCGTGGCGCTGTGGGACACCGCAACTTCGGCCGCCCTGAACGTCGGCGACGCTGCCGATCCCGATGGCTTCTTCGCTGCGGTCAACCTGAAGGCCACCGACTTGCTGGCGGGTGAGTCGATTAGCTTTGCCTTCGCTGGTGCCAAGCAGGGGGCAGATGTCGATGTCACTGCGGCTGGCGCACACGTGCGGCGGCGCTATCTGGCGACAGCAAGGGTGATCAGCGGCGTAGTGGTTACGGTCGGTGCCACTGGCAGCGCTGGTCGCACCCGGATGACCGTACTCTACACGCTGCCGACGACAGTCATTGCCGCCACTAAGGTCTAAGGTGGGGCTAGAGAAGGAGGGCCACAACGATGGCTGAGTTTCTAAAGGTCATGGATGACTGGGGCGGGTATGTCCCGGTCCGCAGTCACAAGATCAGCGAAGCGGCCCAGAGCCGCTTCCTTGATCTCCTGAGCAACAAGGAGCGACGGCCCGCTCACCAGCAGGAGTACCTACTGCGCGAGGTCATCACCACCAGCGACTTCCCTGCGCTGTTCGGCTTCACTCTGGAGAGGGAGATGCTGGCGCGCTACCGGGCGGTCACGGCTGACTGGCAGGGGTACACCAAGACCGGCACCCTGCCCAACTTCAACGCCGCCGAGCTGCACAAGGTCCAGGGTAACGATACCCTGCTCCCTCGTGTCGTGGAGAAGGGCGAGTACTATGTGGCGCCGGTTGTCGAAGGGTACTACTCGCGGCGCCTCTACAAGTATGGCCGGCAGTTCGACATCTCGTGGGAGTCGCTGATCAACGACGCTCTGGGTGCCTTCCAGGACATCCCCCAGCGGTTCGCTGATAGCGTGCTCTACACGCGGGCCTACAACGTGACCGACATGATCGCGTCGGCGGGTGGGCCGGATGCCCTACTGTTCGGCGCGGCCCTGGCGGACGTGGCCGATGGGCAGCTCATCACCAACGTAGGCGCCCTGCCGCTGACCATCGGCAACCTACAGGTCACGTTGGGCCTGATGGCGGCACAGACTGATGTCAACGGGCGCCCGCTGGGCATCCGTGGCAAGCACCTGATAGTGCCGCCGGCCCTGGAGTTCACAGCGCGGGCGATCCTCACGAGCGCCCTGATGGCCTACGCGGCCACGGCGGCGGCGGCTGTGCCACTGCCCACGGTCAACGTGGTCTCCCAGTTGGGGCTCGTGCTGCACGTTGACCCGCTGCTGCCCGTCATCGACGTGAGCGCGAACAGGAACGGCACCTGGTATCTGTTCGCCGACCTGGCGGATGGCCGGGCGATCCAGATGGACTTCCTGCGCGGCTACGAGGACCCCGAGATCCGCATGAAGGCGTCGGATAAGGTCGCGGTCGGCGGCGGGCCTATCAGCCCGCTCGATGGCGACTTCGCCACCGACAACGTGTTCTACCGGGTGCGTGACGTACACGGCGGGACGCGGGTGGACCGGCGCTACTGCTACGCTCAGGTGAACACGTAGGCGGTAGGCGATGGCTGAAGAGAACCTGCCCTCTCCCGTGACGCGGGAGGAGCAGTACCTTCAGGCGATTCTTGACGAGTTGAGGGCGCAGAGAGCCGACATCAAGGCCCTGCGCCCTTCGGCTACACCGGAGGGCTTGACGGAACTGCGCGAGCCGGTGAAGCCCCCTGCGCCAGCGTCAAAACCCCGGCGCAACAAGGGCCGGCACCCAAGATAGGAGGGGCCTATGGTCGCCACCTACACGCCAGGTAGCGGCACCAACCGCGACCGCGTGCGCCTGCTGACAACCGACACCGACGTTGCCAACGCCATCTTCCAGGATGCGGAGATAGACGATTTCCTGGCCCTGGAAGCTGACGACGTGCGGCTCGCGGCGGCTCAGGCAGTAGATGTGATCGCCTCGTCTGAGGCACTGGTCTTGAAGGTGATGAAGCTGCTTGACCTCCAGACCGACGGCGCGAAGGTAGCGGATGCCCTGCGTGCCCACGCCAAGGAACTGCGGCGCCAGGTGACCGAGGGCTACGGCGACATGACGGGCCTGTGGGATATCGCCGAGATGCCGGTGGACGTGTTCTCACAGCGGGAACGGATAGAGAAGCAGGCCCTACGGGATGAGGACTGAGATGGCACCGAGCGAGTTGACAATCAATGTTCGGGTACGCCGAATCTGGCTGGCCATCTTGTGGGTTTGGGTCTGCCGCCGAGTAAAGGTAGTCTCACCCTCCCTTGCAGACAGGATGGCGGAACAGACTCCGAAGTTCCTAGTGGCCGAGATATGCCCGGACTGATTCACCCTCATCTCCTTGAGCACCTAGAGGAGACCTTCTTCCCGTCGCTGGCGACGATCCAGACGGTGACACGGGCTCAGAACACCTATGGGGACCCGGCGGAGACGTGGGCGAACCTGGCCCTACACGTAGACATACCGTGCGCCATCGCCCCCGCCAGTGCGGCCGAGCGGGCCTCGCCTAACATGACGGTGGCTGAGACCACGCACACGGCGATCCTGGCCGGCGACTACCAGACGGTGACGCCGGTACACCGGGCCGTGATAGACGGGACCACGTACGACATCGCAGGCGTGGAGCACGACTCCCACCACATCACGACGCGGCTCCGGCTGCGGATTGTGAGCGTGTGATGGGCGCGGTAACCGTCACGATCACCGGCGACAAGGAGTTGGTGCGAAAGCTCAGGCGGCTCGGTGATGACATGAGCGGGCGGTTGCTAGAGGCGGCCGTGGTGTCCGGTGCGCTCCTGGTCCAGAACGAGGCCAAGCGCAAGGCCCCAGTTAAGACGGGCAACCTGCGCCGGTCGATTCACATCGGCGGGCACAGCGACAAGTCGGAACTGGCCGAGTCGGACGGCACAGACATAGGCGGCAACGCGGCCTCGCCTACCGGGGCGCATGTGCTGGTGGGGACCAATGTGGTGTACGGGCCAGCCCAGGAGTTCGGCACGAGTACCATCCCTGCCCATCCCTACCTACGCCCTGCGCTTGACGAGCAGAAGGACGCCGTGCGGGTGGAGATCGGCGAGGCGCTGAAAGACTTGATTCTGAGGGCGACACGGTGACTGTGGAGGCGGTGCTGTTCACCAGGCTCAGTACGATAGTGACCCTTGTCGCGAATCGTGTCTACCCACTGGAATTGCCCCAGGGCGGGACACTGCCAGCCGTGACCTACCAGAAAATCGATGGGCCGCTGGAGAGGGCGATGGGGGCAGACCATGATGTAGTCCGGGCTCGCTACCAGATCGATTCGTGGGCCTCAGACTATGCCGGCGTGAAGGCCGTAGCAGCGCAAGTCTCCCTTGCCCTTGAGAACTGGCGGAACAAGACAAGTACGCCAGCGGTCATCAATGTCACCCTCGACAGTGAGGGCGACATGAACGAACCGGATGTCGGACTCAAGCGTGTTCGCTCTGACTACATCGTGTGGCACAGGACGTGATCATGCGACCAGAGGTTTTCAACTGGGTGCAGGCCGTCGTGGCCCGTGAGAAGCCCCGAGCCCCGATCCTAGAGGTCGGGGCTCTTGATGTGAACGGGAGTGTGCGCCCCCTCTTCCCTGAACCTTACCTGGGCTTGGACCTTCAGGGCGGCCCCGGCGTGGACGTGGTCGGCGACATCGAGGAGTGCCGCGGTCAGTGGGTCAAGGAGGAGTTCTACAAGACCATCGTTTGCTGTGAGACCTTGGAGCACGTCGCCTGCCCAATGGACGCCCTTCTCGGTATGTGGGGGGTGGCGGCTGAGGACAGCCTGTTGATTCTGACGACCGTCTTTGCCTTCCCGATTCATGGCCGCCCTGACTACTGGCGGTTCACGCCGGATGGGCTGGACAAACTGATAAGCGATGCGGGCTGGGTCGTGGTGAGGATTGAGACGGAGGGCGAGCTGCCAGGAGTCGGCCCGGTTGGCATATTCGCCATAGCGAGGAAGCCATGATTGACGCCCTCTATGACCAGCGGTGTCAGCAGCCGAGCGACATGCACGAACTCCTGCCGGTGCTGCGCTATTTCGCCAGCCTGTGCGAGTCGGTGACTGAGTTCGGGGTGCGTGGCGGCAACTCGACGGTAGCGCTTCTGGCGGGCAGGCCGAAGGTAGTCATCAGCGTAGACATCGCCCCAGGCGATCCCGCCTTTGGTGAGGTACAAGCAGCCATCCCGAAAGAGACCAAGTTCTTTTTCATCGTGGGGGATGCCCTGGAGATAGACATCAAGCCGACGGACCTCCTCTTCATCGACACCGACCATACCACCGAGCAACTGCAGAGCGAACTCGCCCGGCATGCTGGCAAGGTGGGCCGCTACATTCTTATGCACGACACGGAGATCTTCGGGGCGCAACTGAATCCGCCCATCGATGAGTTCCTGTCGGCGCACCCGGAATGGCGGGAGATCCTGCGGCTGCGTAACTGCAATGGGCTCCGGGTTCTGGAGAGGGGGGCCGCGTGAAGGTTCTCGCCGTTGGTCCCGCTGCGTACTACAG